AAGAAACCGGAAACGCAGACTCCCGCCGACATTGCGCGCGAAACGTTTCGCCGCCTTGCGATGCGCCGGGTGGCGCCGACGCCCGAGGCCTATCGCGACGTCTATGAGGAAATCGCGGGCGCGGCTTCCGAACCTGGCCCTGAAAAGATGCTGGCAGAATTTGCCTCCAGCCTTTCAAGGCTGACTGAGGGGGAATGAGATAAATCCAATGGGATCTACAAGATAAATCCGGGAAGAACAAAAACCAAACGGGAACAACTGGGACGAGATTGTAACGGGCTTACATATAGAGAAATAAAAAAGGCCCCGAAAATTAATCGAGAAATCGGCCATCCGGACGGAGTCGCCGGTTCCCATCACCAGCATGAGTCCATGGGCAATACGTGACGGTGTGCTGATTGCTTCCGCAGTAACAGCACCACAGGTTCCGCCGCAATGAACTACCGCCCCACGTCTTGGGGCACAACTCCACGGGATGAGTTCCACCGCAATAGGTACAACGGACCTCAGCCATTACATTTCCCTTTAAACGCCGGACACGAGATGCGCGCCCATAATCTTGATCAGGTCGCCCTTGTCGGTATCGGTCAGGACCATGATCGGCCGGGGAACCGTTCCCGGATGTTTTACTCTCTTGAACACACCACCTCCGAATGCGAGCGCCTTCTTGGTTCGTGGTTTGATCTCATGCGGTTTTGTGCCGAAGTGCATCGCCGCCGCATAGGGGCGATTGGTGCCGACGCCGGCCTCGTTGCTGGAATGGAATGGCGTCATCGACGCGGCCAGCTTGCCGGTGGCTTGGAGGATCTTCCCGGATTTCCCGGCCGCCGCACGCGCGGCCAAGGTTGACGGCCTGAGCGGCGCCCATTTTGACGGGCGACCTTCCGCACGGAAATTGTCTTCGATCGCACCCAACATGCGCGCCGATATCGCAGCCATCGCCGGTTCGGGATGTTGAGAATTCGCAAGCAACCGCTTCAAAGCGGCTTGCACTTCTTGATCGCGGACAGCAAGGCTAATCATTTTTACTGCTACCCTCTTTAAACGCGGGCGGTGTGGCCTTGAGCTTGTCGTCGTAGAGTTTTTGGAGACGGTTGCCCTCCGCGCCTGGGTTGTAATCCCAGCCGAGATCCGGTGTCAGCACCTTGCCGGTGATCGGGTCTTTGTAGCCGTTCACCGCGACCTTCGCGATCTTGCCCTCCGCTTTCTTCACGGTCTGCTGAACCGTCTGCATGCGGCCTTCGCCCTTGGATGTAATGAAATCGCCGCGCTGCTTCTCGATGTCAGTGCGCGGAATAACCCGGCAGCGGCAGCGGAAGCCATTCGGCGGGTACCACGTCTGCCAGAACGGATCGTCGTATCGAAAGACCAGGCCGTTTAGCGATGCGTGGGAAGGACGCGTGCGACTGTCCATCACCGCCGAGTACTCCCACCACGGCGCGTACTGTGTCGCAGCCATCATGCCCTGGTAGCGGCCGGCCATGTATGCCACCTGCAGATTCGTCTCGTAGATGGTTTCCAGGCGCCACGGCGTGCCATAGGTGACCGTCCGGATCTCGCCAGTGAGGCGGTTTGTCTGCTCTTTCACGCCCCACCAACCCTTGGCCTTCAGGATCGGCTCCAGACGGTCGAGAAAAGCGGGAAAGGTGCCGCCGTTCTTCAAATCGTCGCTCAGCGCGTTGTAGATATCGACGAGGATGTCCAGGCGCGTCGCCTTAGCGACAGTGAAGGACTGAACATTTGCATGGCGCCACACTTCCTGCCAGTCCCATGAAATCTTGAAGCCCTTGCGCTCGAAGAATGCGATCGCGTCCTTCGGCGGCATCCCGAAAACAGACTTGATTTCCTCAGGCGTCAGATTGAGGTCGGCCATTTAGCCCTCGGTCTCTTGTTGCACGGCCAGCCGGCCGATGGTGTCGACCATGAACAGAGCGCTGGCCAGCGATTGCTGCAGATCGTCGAGGGGAACGTCCGGGAACAGCTCGACCAGCTTTGCCAGTGCGTCCTTGTGATTAGACGATTCGCGCACGCCCTTGATGATCGGCGCCAGCATCTTAGCCGCGAGGGACTGGAGATGGTCCTGCGCCAGCGACGAAAGCAGCGCGTCGACGGCGGCCTGGTCGGCGGAAGTCTCAGGCTCGGCAAAGTCCGGCGTTGCCAGACCGTTGGTCGATATCGGCGTGCCAGCCTTGCCAGTCACCTTGGTATCGACCTCGGTGTAGTCACCGCCGAAATCCTGCTTGATCGATTCGAGCGTCGGCCGGAATCCCATGTCGAAGAGCGTCTTCTTCGTGTTGGCCATCTTCTCCAAGTCGGACGGCTCTTCGATAACACGCCTCACGTTCGGGTACGGCGCGCCTGGCATGTTGTAGTCGACAATCCATCGCACGAGCTGGCGCCGCAACGTGTCGGACAGCAGATCCGCATCGGCCTTCGTCAGTTCCAGGCGAACTTCGTTCTCGATGGTGACCGCTGCCGCGAGCTGGCCACCGGACCCACGGCCTCCAGACTTACCGAGCACAACACCGCCGGACTGATCGTCCATGTACCGGCAAAGGTGCTCGTAAGTATCGATGCCGGACTTGGCAGCTTCCAGCAGCGTAATTTCCATACCCTGCGGCACCATGATCGATGCCTCTTGCTGAAATGCCCGAAGCGCAGCACGCAACGTCGCCTTTTCGCCGACTGTCGCATTATTCGGGTATTTGCCAACCGGTACAGGCGAGCCGAATCGCTCCGCGAACGCGAGCCAGAACTGGATGCCTTGGCGCTTGAAAAAAACCGGCCAAAACAGCCGTGTTCCAAGGCCAAGACCCCATGGATTGTTGTACTTTCCGCCGAAGCGATGGATGACGAATTTGCGGTGCGGAACCTTCTCGCCGTCAGCGAAGTTGCGAGGCGTCAGCAGGCGCACGCCGCAGCGAGCGAACTGGTGCTCGTCCGGATCCGGATTCAATTTGAACTGGAAAATCCACGGCTCGACCTCGATCAATTCCTCGGCCACAATCTCCCGGCCGTCGCGCGCCCACATCACTTCGTGCGTGGAGATGCCCTTGAGCGTGGCATCGAGCATCGACATGGTGAGTTGATCGAATCCCAGCGCGGTGAACTGCGCCGTGACCATGTCGGCCGCCTTCTTCGCCAGCCGCGACGTATCGCCCTCCGGCGGATCAACCTTCCAGTTGCGTGATGTGAGAGCGAGCTTGCGCTTCTGCAGGGTCTCCCACACCTTCGGATCGCGCTCCAGCTCGTCGTATAGCTTCAGGCCGTTTGCATTGCCGCCACCACGTGTCAGCAGGGTGTCGTCGTTTGGCAGCAGGCGATCGAAGGAACCGAGGATCAACTGTCGCGCGATGATCGCGACTTCATTGAATACCGGCGTGTTCTGACCGTCGCCCTCGGCAGTTACACGATCGGAGATAAGCGGATTGGTTGAATCAGTCATAGGGCACCCATGTAGTCTTTAAAGCCGCCACCGATTTTTCCGTCGCTGATCGACTCAAATTCGATGACGGCACCAGGATTGCGGCTTGCGAAATCCGCGAGCAGCACGGATATCGCGGAGTCGCCGTGGCGCTTTCCGCCGTCCGCGCCAGTCGTGCGCCCGCTATCGGGGATTTTCGGCACGCCCTTGTCGACGACGATCGCGCGGAAGTCGGTAAGAACGTCGGCGTCCTTCGGAATCGAAATTTCGTCGTCCTCAAATGCCGCCTTCATCTTCGGCATGTTTTCGCGATAGAACTCCTGCGTTGGCATGATCTGGTGAATCATCGCGGCGCCGTAGCGTTGCATCGCGACCTCGGCGAGAAACTGACCATTACCGCGTGCATCGTGAGCACCGCCGGAGAAGCGAGGCAGGCGGTCAACGAGCCAAAACAGGAGCTGCTCTTGCTGACGGAAAGGCACGTTGCGCATCTCGATCATGAACGGTGCGCGCCTGTGCAGGCGCTGCCCTTCAAGCAGCGGCGTCAACACCGAAAGGTCGCCCGTTCGCCCGAAGTCGAAGCCATAGAACGACCGCAGGCCCTTCGGTAGTGTGTAGACAAGAGGCGCGAGGGAAAACTCGATCCAGTCCGCGACGAACGCCCTGCGCTCTATGTCCGACTTCTGCTCGAACCCATCGGGGCAGCCCATCCGCAGCACAGGCGCTGTGGGATCCATGCGCGATTCGATCATGGCACGCGACATATAGGCGCCACCAGACTGCGACGGAATCACGTCCAGCTCTTCCGCGTCGTTCGGGCGATAGATTGCGCGGATCTCGTCGCACCACTTGGCCTCGGCCTCGGGAGACCATTCCCGCTTCGTAGCCAGGAACACGCGCTTGCATAGTCCTTGCCGCACTGCCTCGTCGAACTCAATACGATGCAGCGAGTACGGTTTCTTTCCGGCGCGGATGTCTTCGACTAGTTCGTTGAACGGATTGTCGACGCCGTTATGCGTCGAAATCACCGCGACACGGCCACCCCAGATCAGCAGTGCGAACGCTGCCTTGAGCAGTTCCTTCAGATTTGGATGGAACGCAGCCTCGTCGATGATCACGCGGCCTTGCTTACCACGCAGGTTCGAAGGACTCGACGACAGCGCCGTGACGCGATTGCCGGAGGCGAAGTTGATACGGAAGGCGAGAATGTCGCGCTCTTCATCCTTGAGCACCACCTCTTCCATATCGGATGCCGCGAGGTTGTAGTGCTTTGCCCAGAATGCGCAGTCCCGGATGAACTCCTGCGCCATGTCCTTGTTGTAGCCGATGTACCAGGTGTCTTGACCACTCGCAGCGGCCGCCTCCAGTGCGGAGTCTGCCGCCTCACCCCAGGAGAGACCGACACGTCGGGATTTTTCGCAGACCTTGACCGGCGATTTGTCTGCGCACCATTTCTGCTGATAGGGAAGAAGGACGGAATCGATCATGTCAGCCGGCGGAGGTCTCAAAGTGGAAGAAGCGCTCCCAGGCCGCACGCGCGAAGCGACAGGAAAGTGCATAGACGGACGCGCCCAGGGCAAAGCCGATACCCATCACGAATCCCGAGAGCAGCGTCTGCGTCATTGCGCAATCCCCAGGATGCTTTTCTTGATGTTGGCGACCGCCTCATCGCTGAGGCCGGCGCTTTTTACGATGTTGGCGACTTCAGCCGCCGCTTCCTTCGCCTTGGCCTTCACCTTGCTGCGGAACTCTTTCACGTTGGTCGACGCAAAGCCCACCTCGGTCGCGATGGTGGCCAGCTTGGCAAAGCCGATCTTTGGATCCTCCTCCATGTTCATCAGCATGGAGAACGTTTTCTCCTGGATTACACGCAGCAGCGCATCGCCGAGCGAGTTCTCATCGTCCGGTACCGCCTTCGCGATCGCCTCGGCCTGCTCGGTCGCCAGCTTCACAGCAGCGAGCTTCTTCTCGAACTGTGAGCCGTACCGATGCAGGCTCGATTTGCTGATGTCGTAGCCCTTGCCCTTGAGTTCTTCGGCGAGCAGCTCGTAGTCTGCGAAATTGCCATCGATCAGGGCCTTATCGAGCCATTCTTTTACCGCCTTTGGCAGGCCAGTTACTTTAGAACGCGGAGCCATTAGAAGCGCCCTCCCAGGAGGAAAAATGCGGCCGCAGCAGCAGCCGCACCGATGCCGATGTTGATCGCCATCACCAGTATTTCTGCGGCCGTGCAATGCCCGGCTCGCAGGGAATGGTGTACTCGACCAGGTCGACACCGATCCGCGTCAGCTTTGCATTCCATTGCGGTGTGTCGCGCCCAGTGATGGTCGCCAGTTCACGCTCCTGCAGGTAATCCAGTTCCGTACGCAGCTCCAGTTGCGTGATTTGGACTGAGTCGGAGAGTGCAGACAGTAATAGCGCTTCACCAGCTCCGTACGGTCGGGAGCAGTAAAGGCATTGCAAGATCATCCATCGTTTTGTCTCGCGCTGTGCTTTTTCCATATCAGGCTTATGCATTATTTTTCACCCTCAAAAACGTATCAATGCGTGCGGCTAGGCCGTCGAACTTGGCGTGCAGCGTCATCTCCGAGCGGATTGCATCTTCCCGCCGCACGTATTTGTCCGGCAGTTCCGCTTTGAGCATGAGGAGATCGCGATCAAGCTTTTTCTGTGATTCCTCGATGCGATCGAAACGCTCGTTGGTACGAGTGTTTTCTTCTGTGCGGGCCTTCTCCAGCGCCGCAAATCGTGTAGTCAGTCCCGAGTTGAATTGCTTAACGATCAGGACAATCAGTGACCAGAACGCGCCTATCAACGTGACGACGATGCCGAACAAATGCCAGAGTTCGAGGTTGTAGGAGATGGTCATTTGATCGGTTTTCCTTCGATGAATTCGATATGCGCGTTGAGGCTGTCTACTTGCTGTTCGAGCTTGCGGCAGTAGCTGCCGTACTCTTCGTGGTGGACGAGGATGCGCTCAGCGCTGACGCCGCTGGGGCCAAAGGGATCGGCCGCGCAGGCCGGGTTTTCAACTCCGCTGGCGTCGGCGCCGGTGCCGGGCAATCCATAGCCAATGGCGCGGTTGTAGTCGCACAGCCAGCCGTTAGTGACAATCCAGCCAGGCACAGGCTGAAGCGCAGCGTCAGGCTGCTCACGGTATTGAGTCGATACATCTTTGGACCTTTCTTGTAATTGTTGAGTTTGGGCGTCGATGGTTGTCTTCGCCGCAATTAACAATTCTGATTGCCGGAGAGCGTTCCGTGCCTGAGCGTCATACTTGGCTTTTGCCTCGGCTGCAGCATCAGCAAGGGCCTTGCTATGGGCTGCTTTGTCCTTTGCGATCTGCAGCAGGTACTTTGCTTCGGCACGGTCGTAGCCGTTCTGATCGATAGCGGATACGCCGGCCGCGATCACCGCCGCGACGGCAAGACCTGCAAGCACGTATGTGATGAGGCGTAGCTTCATGCTGGCCTCCACGGCAGGCAGACTGTCTTGCCGAGATTCGTGTACAGCGGCTGGTGCTTGAATAGGATCTTGCGTGGATATAAGCGGCTGTATTCGAAGTTCTCGGCACTTTGTCGGGTCGGCACGAACTCGGTGACACCGAACCACGTGAGCGGATCTAAGGACTTGATCTGCGCTTGCATCACGTATCCGGGACCGGCGTTGTACCCCTTCAGGGTGGCAGCCCAACGGTGACACTCGTCCTTGCCCTTTACACGCTGATAAATCCAGCGGTTGTAGCGCACCAGGGCGCGAATTGCCCAGCGTGGGTTGTACGGATCCGGAGGCCCAAGTTCGGGATGTAGAACGGCAACCTGTTTGGCAGTCCCGTCCATGAACTGCGCAAGACCGCGCCCGTTATCCCACGCGGTCACGCCTTCGCGGCAGCTCGACTCTTGCCGGATTTGCGCCATATACATCGGCGCGGGAGCATTGATGCCGTGTACTGCACGTGCTTCACGGACGAGCAGCGTACGGTACCGGTCGCACAGGTCAGCAGCACTGGCGGGCGTAATGAGGAACAACCAAATGGCAAATCCGATTCCCATGCCGCAGGCAACGCTGGCCAGCACCATCAGCAAGGACTTCAGCCTGGACGGCTCGTCGTCGAAGAACAGATCTTCCTCTTTGTCATGAGGCGGCTTGGTCATGATCAGATCGCCGCGCCGAAGGTGTACATGGTCAGGCCGATGACGATGGCGTGAGCCAGCTTCTCCAAGTCGCTGGAATCTTTCGTCAGGCGGCCCAGCCGCGTTCTGCCGATCCAGTAGCCTAGATACGCGCCGAGATTCACGCCACCGACTTTTGTCAGCAAGGTTTGCACCGGAGGCCACAATCCGTCCATGGACCCTTCAACCGGCACGGCGCCCAAGAGGAGCGCGAAGGCGTAAACGATGAGCGACAACAAGAGCCACTGCAGCATGCGAAGCTTATCGGTCCAGTGTTTTTGATCGAGCATTTTGCTTACCCCCTGAGAGTGCGCTTATGGCGCAGTTGATTGCGACGCTTCACGGCGGCGCGCTTTGCCTGGGCAACCGTGCCGCGCTTACCGCGCGATCCAGTCAGTTCCTTGCTGGCCACGACTGGCACTATGCTGGAGAAAGGGTTGATCGCGCGAAGCATTGAAGCGCCGAGACTGAGGGCGACGCCGATGCCGGTCACGATACGAGCACGACTAAGATTGAACATGAGGCACTCCAATGAAGAGAGCACGCTCCGCCATGCGGCGCGCCACAAAGACGGCGAAGTCCTTGCGTGAACCATGCTGCGGATCGCGGTAGGGGTTGAGACGAAGGAAGTGGTTTGCTGCGCCGTTCTTGTTGCCGGCGTTGAGTAGTCCGATGATGAAGAGGACGTCGCTTTCCTCGGCGGAGAGCACCAAGCTGACAAGCGCGTCGAATTCATGCTGAGAGAGTTCAACATCGGTGAGCAGCTTGACACAGGCCTCGGCGCGCGCGATGTCTTGAGAGAGCAGTTTTCCTGCTGTTACCGCGTCGATCGTCACGGTGCGCATATATTCGCCGCTTGATGCGATGGCGTGACGCCAGCCGATATACGCGTGTCCCGCGCCGTCAACATATGCACGTTCGGCAAACCCGTTCGGTGATATTTCGGCCGGGCCTTTTGTGTGTGTTTTCAGCAGCTCAATGCAGGCTTCTGAAGTGTGCAGATGTTGATTCAAGACGTTCCTCGCTTCGAGTGGACGGCACCAGGGAGTGGTGCAAGTCATGGAGCGAGGTTACGCACGCGCGCGAGGGGGCGTAATTAAAACGTTTTATTTATTGATGGCAAGTGCGGCGCGTTCGAAGCGCGTGACAAGGTGAGGATGTACGGGGAGTGTTGGTAGGAGAAAAGGCGGCATCGCCGCCTTTTCTCGATTAACGCCCGGCGGTAACTTGTGCCATGGCAGAGAACAAATTGAACTGCGCAATGCTTCTCGGCTCTGGAAATGGGCTGTTTGGAGGGAATG